ACCGGGAAGAAAATACTGGTCACTTGATGGCGAAGAAAATAGCTGTCAAGCATCTCCTGTGTGGGAATGAGACATGACATAGTCTCTTCCTCCGCCACGGTTTGTCATAACCGATTCTCCTCTCGAGCCAGAGAGAGCCCTCCTCAGAAGAGTCTGAGGGGCCTGTCTTGTTCGAAAGAACCGCAAGTGAGTCCTAACTCTGCCGCCACGCGTTGCAACGCAGGCCCGCAGGTCCGACTCACAGGTACTACACCACGGGTGCCGCAGGCCTTCTGCCAGGCGGCTAAAACAGGGGGACTGACGTTTGGACGTCACCGATCACTCCGGGAGAGGCTTTCGGCCCGCCGGTATCGATCCCCGAGGAGAGAGGAGGTCTTTTCAATCAGACCGAGGTCAGGAGGGGAAGTCGGGTCGCACCACGGTTACTCTCAAGAGAGTGTGTAAGGCCAGTTGCCAGCCAAACACTCCCTGTGAGTCACGTGGTCTCATTTACAGACCCTCTGACTTTACCTTCCCCCCAACGCCCACTAGAACTACTCGCCGGCTCTTAACCCGGACGCCGGGGACGTCAACTACCGTCCCAGGTCGCTTCTAGCGCGTCACCTCCTCTCTCCCGCCTCTGTTTCTTCACCGGAGGCTCCCTGAGCCCTCGGCACCCGAGGATTTTCCCTGTGAACAACCACTTAGCCGCGGAGGCTAAACCTGGAAATGAAACCAGGGCCTCCCGGACAAAGCCGGTGCTCACTCCGTCCGTCCGTCCGCCACAAACTACCCTCTTTCCGTTCGTCATCGGAGCGCCGGCGTCAGCGCCGTCGCCAGAAGATGAGGGGAAAGGGGTCAAAGATCTCCCACCACCCGTAGCCTTGTAAGGTGGGACCGAAGCCCCTGGAGAAGAACTCCCAGGAACGGGAAAACGTGGCTGTACGACCCCACTCGCAAAAGTGGGGCTCAGCCGGGTCGTCCTCTTCCTGGAGTATCCAGGGCTCTTCGGCCCTTACACGGGCTAAAACGGGCCGGATCCAGAGTCGTCGCCCGACGACTGGTCCGCGAGAGATCTTCACTCCCCTGTCGGGTGACCTCTTTTCTGGTCTAAGTGGGCAAGCGGGAGCTTGCTTGCCCATTTTTACCCCCTGCCAACGAACGACGTGGTCTACCATGGCCTCTCTCTCTTCCTTCACGACTCTCTCCTCGTCGTCGAAGTCCAAGAAGGGTCCGTAGACCACGTCAAGTGCCCTGGGGTTGGTTGCACCCTGTTGTCCGCTCCCCGATAACAGGGACTCACGAAAGAATCTCTTCTTTCGGAGCCAACAAAACCAACGCCTGGGTACTTCCGAACAGGCAGGGGCGGCGATCCGGAACAATCGCCGCACCGGAAAAGAGGTGAGGAGGAAGCATGCTGTACTTGGCTTCAGCAGCTTCACGGTGTCGAAGAGCGCAGAGAAAGGAGAAACGAAGCGGGTCTCGTCTTCAGCAAGCGGCTGGTCCTGCCACTCTTGCTTTGACAGGAAACCAAAACAGAGTTTCCTGACAAGACCGCTCCCTTTCTCCCAAATGTGCGAATTGAGCTCTCCTTTAGTGGGTGACACTTTGGTTTTCTCCTTGTTCACGACAAGACCAAAGCGCGCGGTAATTTCCACCCACTTAAGAAAAGTTCTCTCCGACCCCGGGAAGCAGCTGTCGTCGCCGTTGATGAGGCACCGTTCTGGACGTCCCGTGGCTTCCAAGGCCGACGTCACGCAGTAACGGTTGATGAGGCAAAGAACCGGGAAACTGACCAAGTTTCCCATCATTGCCCCCCTCTCAACAGCGACATACTTCCCCCCCTTCACCCGACACACAGGCCGAAACGATTTCGCGAGCTCACGGCCGAGCTCAGTGGGGAGGTGCTCGGCGATTACATCGACTACGGCACGGACTGCATCCGCATGCAGGTAATCCGTGGCCCCAGTGTAATCGCCCGAGATGTAGGAGTCACCGTCGGATGCGCGAAGATCCTCGAAGTCCCAGTCAGTCACCTGACCTCGGACAACGAGAAATTCTTGAGAAAGGAAGTCGTAGAGTGACTTGTGTACAGGGCGAAAAAGGCGCTTGGCGAGCGCCCCCTGCATAGTCACCACTCTCATCTTCCCTTTCGTCTTCGCGAATCCCAAACGGCAAAGCGCCGTGTTCTCCTGCTCCTCTCCTAACCCGGTGGCAAAAGTGCCACCCTTCCCCGATGTTGTTTCAAAACATCCCCTTTGGTCGGGGATGTAAACAGACTCTGGTGAAGGATGGTACCGCCACCGCGAAATCGTCTTCCGTACCCAACTCTTCAAAAGGACGATGTCAAGGTGTTTCGTGACCTTAACGTCGCTGACACGGCGTACCCACGGCTGGTACACCTCGTCCTTTAACTTCTCGTCGTGGACCGCGCAGGGCTCGTCAAAAAGGGTCTTACAACCCTTTAAGGCCAACTGCGTCCGGTCCCCCCCACAAGAAGAAGAGAGTTGGGCTCGGCTCCACTCCACCCATGCCTCCCTTATCCCGTCGCACGAGAAAGGCGCTGCAGGTTTAAAGATCTCTTTTACGAGACCTTCCTGCTCAAGCGTCTTTGCGACCAAGATAAGGTGGCGAGACACACGCTGTGCGACACCGCACGCGCAGCAACCGTCCGGGTTTTCTCCCAACATATTTCAGTCTGGGCCGAACAGATTGCAAGGGAAACAGAGATTCACA